CTCTTTCACTGGTTGCAGAAATATTTATGTAATGTAACTTAATATTCTTAATAGTGTACTTCTCAAAGTTGTTCGCAATTCCTGATAACCAGGGAAAAGTCGAAGCCAATCCAGGTTGAATAGTAAAACTAGAAGCAGCAAAAGTAGTATTACCTACTACTTCTCCAATATACTCCTTATGTTTTATAGTTACTCCACCTTTAATTCCTTGGACTCTAACTTTACGCGAAACAATGGGACGGTTGTACGCAACAGCAGCCCTCTGCATGGGAGGTGGCTTATAAACCACCATCTGACCATTGCTTCCAGCTTGTTGCTTAGAACGTTTGTTTCTACGCTTCTTAGCTCTCTTAGACAAAGAACTAGAAACGTAGTTACCTAACTCACCAGCGATTTGCATCCCGAGTTGTTGTACTCTAGGATCCATCATCGCTTGTCTTGCTACTACCATCGCCATTTTGTAATTATTATAATTATTATTAATCTATACTATTTTAACTATTTATTTTATGCTATTCTATCCCTCTTAAACAGCTTATAGTTCATCAGGAACACGATTTCCATACTCTTGAATACACGCAATCAATTTATCAAAATTGTTATTGTGTCTCATCTCATAATAGAAGGCGGCTTCTCTTTCCGGGGTCAGCGGCTTACTTAACGTATTAAACAACGCTTTAGGCCACGACTCCAAACTAGCACACCATTTACCATCTTTCTTGTGTAAACGATGCGAACAGAAAGAAAACCCGTCCGACTTTATTGGTGCTACATCACGGAGAGTATAACCTAATTTGGCATAGCGAGCGCGGAGAACCTCTTCAGAACACGTAGTTCCATCAAGGCAATCATCCCCAGCAGCTCTAGGGCTCTCAACCCCTGCCAAATAGGATACATCTAAACGACATAATGTATTGTACAAAGTCGTAAGATACGACCCTGACAACATACCACCTGGATATAGACGCGTGACTAATTCATACATCTCATAACCAGGAGTAGGCACTATAAAGACCGGATGTGTTATCAAAATAGCATGTCTAGAGATAGCTCTTAATAGAATCTTATGAGATTCTGGATTGACAAGATTCCTCTTAATATTATTACTTGCTTCATAAACATAAGACTTGTCTAGAGATCTCTCCCAACCACCTACATCACTACTCCATCCTAATAATGGGGTACCAACGACTT